TGTAGTAGATAAAAAAGTATTAACCATACCACTCAGTCCTTCACTTGATATTGTACTAAATGGAGGAATTCCAGAAGGAAGTTTTGTTGTTTTAACTGGTCAACCAAAATGTGGTAAAACCACAACATCTTTGGATTTTGCTGCTACGGCACAAAGACCAGAGTACGGCACAGGATCCTATAAGGATGGTCGTATGGTTTACTATTTGAACATAGAAGGCCGACTTAAAAAAAGAGACCTGGAGGGCATACCTGGTTTAAATCTAGAAAAATTCGATGTTATAGGTTCTCAAACAGGTAAAATATTAAGAGCAGAAGAATATCTTCAAATTGCAGAAAGAATAATAAACCAAGAACCAGGATCGGTTGTTATTATCGACTCGTATTCCGCCCTATGCACAGAAGCTGAAATAACTAGCGATATGGACAAAATGCAACGAGCAGATGGAGCTAAATTATTAGCTAAGTTTTGTCGTAAGGTAGCAAATGTTATTCCTGTAAATAAAAATATTGTGATAGGAATCACCCATCTAATGGGTAATCCAACAGGATATGGTGCAGAATTTAAGGAAAAAAGTGGACAAGCCATAGCATATCAAACAGATATCAAATTAAGGGCTAAAACATTCAAGCCTTGGACGCTCAGTGCTGATAGCACACAGATCGGCCAAGAGATAGAATGGCAAGTCCTATGCTCTGCTCTAGGCCCTCCAGGTGGCTCTATAACCTCGTATTTAAGGTATGGGCATGGAATTGACAAGCACACTGAACTTTTAAATTTCGCTGTGGATATTGGCCTTATAAACAAAGGTGGTGCATGGTATACTTATGGTCAAGAAAAGTTTCAGGGTATGGAAAAACTCAGGCAATATTTTGTAGATAATAATGATCAATATACCGCGTTAGAACAGTCTGTAAAGGATGCTATGGGAGTAAAATGCAAATAAAGACTTTAGATGGGCAAATTCAAAATTGGCAGTTGACCGGACACTTTGCTCATGCTACTATGGAACATAAGTCTTCTTTTCATTTGAAAGCCAGAACTTTAATCAAAGAATGTTTTCCAACAATACAAATTCTAGAAGAAGTACCAATACAGGTGCGAAGATCAGAAAGTTATTATTTGGATTTCTATATACCCATGCTAAAAATAGCGATAGAAGTTCATGGAGAACAACACTTTAAGTTTGTACCATTTTATCACAATAATTTATTGGGCTTTTTAAAGTCACAAAAAAGAGACAGAGAAAAAAAGGAATGGTGCGAATTAAACAATATTAGTTATATTGAGTTCCCACATTATGAATCGGAATTAGAATGGAAACAAAAAATACAGTAAATATTCAAAAGAATCCCGCTGCTGATCAAGTCAGTTACTGGGATAAAATATTAGATGAATATGAAACAGGACTTGGCTTGCCACAATATGCGGCCCAGGTTCTATCTGAACAAGAACTCAATAGTTATCTCACTATGAATAGAGATATGCTAGAGAAATTAAGTCCAGAAGATTGTGCTCAAATATCTTATAGATTAGCACAATTCTCTTTTCATACTCAACGAACATTAAATAGAGAAATCGCCAGATTAAATTGGGCAGAAGAAACTATCAAAGAAACTATAGCCGATGAACTAAATAACTATAAAGGATACGGTTATGTAGAAAAATCAGCACAAGCAATTAAACATAATGAAAAAGCTTCTTCTCTGCAAAAGATCAAAAAATATGCTAAACAAAGATCTGACAGACTAACTTATCTAGCTTCTTCTATTAAAAATTTATCAGACATAATTTTGGCTATACAGAAAGCGAAGGTTAAACATGGATCTTGATATTAGTAATCCTGAACAAATAAAACAACTTATAGCAGCATTACAGCAACTGCTACCTAAAGACGATGGCGAGGTTGATGAAACAGTCATAAAAACTAAAACGGTATCGAAAAAGCCAAGTCAGCGAAAAAACAAGTTCGTTGATATGCCAGAAAAGAATATGCACAAAGAGGATACTGTTATAGATAAATTATTGAATGTTCAGGGTCCAACGCCACGAAATAGAGAATTTGAACCTATTGATGTTACGTGCAGAGTATGCCATAAGAAGGAAAAAGTCAGTCCCTCGCTTATACCTGACTCTGTGGATAGATATAAATGTAACAAATGCTGCGGTTCAACATAAGGATAAAAAATGATATTGGCTGACCCTTCCGCCGAAAGAGCGGTTTTATCTGGAATATATAAATATGGCGACGAGGTATATCTTGAAATATCTGATATACTTAATGAGTCATCATTTACAATTGATAGTAATAAGCTAATATTTAATTGCTTAAAAAAGCTTTATGAAAAACAAGAGTCTGTTGATATTGCTTCTATTTTATCTGCGGCCCAAGAGTTGGGCATAGCAAATATTCTATCTAGTAAAGAAGAAACACAACATCTTAAGGCTGTTATTGATTTTCCGGTAAACAAGGAGAATGTTCACAGATTTGCCGCAAAAATCAAAAAGTTGCAAATAGCCAGATTACTACATGAGCAATTAGATAATGCCAAAGATAAATTATTAGATATCAATGGTGATGAAAGTATTTCGTCTATAATATCGATTGCCGAAGATACTGTTTTTAATTTTACTTCCTTAATCAATGATTCTGACAATAATCCAGAATGTATTGGTTCCAAAATTAATGACTATATCCAAGATCTTATAGATAACCCTATAGATCAAGTTGGTATCCCAACAGGATTTCCAGTATATGATCAGGCAATAGGTGGTGGATTAAGAAAAAGTACAGTTAATGTTATTGCTGCCAGACCCAAAACTGGTAAAACATTATTAGTGGATAATATGGGATATCATATTTCTAAACTGGGTATTCCTGTACTTAATCTTGATACAGAAATGACCAAAGAGGATCATATCAACAGATTATTGGCCATGATTGCAGAGATTGAAATTAATACTATCGAAACTGGACAGTTTGCTAATTCTCAAGATAAAAAACATAAGATCATGAAAGCTGTAGAGTCTTTACAGAACTCTAATATTTATTATAAGTCAATTGCTGGTAAAGCGTTTGAAGAGCAATTAGCATTAATGAAAAGATGGATAGTTAAAGATGTTGGTTTGGAAGATGATGGATCGGCGAAACCCTGCGTAATATTTTACGACTATTTAAAATTGATGGATACTCAAGGCATGAGCCAGGATTTAAAAGAGTATCAGGTATTAGGTTTTATGATGACCGCTTTGCATAATTTTGCAACAAAGTATAAGGTGCCGATTGTTGCTTTTGTTCAATTGAATAGAGATGGTATAACTAAAGAGAGTACAGATACGGCAAGTGGTTCAGATAGAATCATATGGTTATGTAGTAATTTTACTATCTTCAAAAGAAAGAGTGATGAAGAAATTGCTGAAGACGGGCCGAATGAAGGCAATAGAAAATTAGTACCGATAATTAGCCGTCATGGTGGAGGACTAGACGATAATGATTATATTAATTGTCATATGAAGGGCTGGTGTGCAAAAATCACAGAGGGTCGTACTAAATTAGAAATATCCAATAATACTAATACCGACAAGAGCAAAAATAATTTTACTATTGAGAAGATAAATGAAAATGAAAGTATCCCGTTCGTATAATCAACATAAATTAAAAGTTTTGTGTGATGAATTATGCGATAATATTGAATCATTATTTGATGTTCTAGGTTTAGAGGATATCAAATATAATGGCAAGATGTATGTTGGTCATTGTCCAATTCACAATGGAGATAATAATAGCGCTTTTAATCTTTATCCATACGGGGACAACTATAGAGGTAATTGGAAGTGTAGAACACACAATTGCGATAAAGTTTTTAAAGGTTCCATAATTGGTTTTGTTCGTGGAGTATTATCTAATCAGCAATACAACTGGCAAGGAAATAACGATAAAACAGTATCGTTTGCTGACACTATTAAATTTGTAGAATCTTTTCTTGGTCAAGATCTTGATAAGATAAAGATCAACAAAAGTCAAATAGAAAAAAGAGCTTTTACAACCATTATTAAAAACATAGGAAACAACAACAATAATATTGTAAATAAGGTTCCTAGAACTAGTGTTAGAAATTCATTGAAAATGCCTTGTGAATATTTTATTAATAGAGGATACAGCAAAGAAATACTAGATAAATACGATGTTGGATTATGTAATAAGCCAGAAAAAGAGATGTATAATCGTGCTGTTGCCCCAATCTATGATGTAGACCACAAGTATATGGTTGGATGCACAGGCAGAAGCGTTTTTGATAAATGTCAATCATGCTCTTTGTATCATGCTGCTGATGCTCAGTGTCCATCCTCAGAGGAACAATGGAAATACTGTAAATGGAAACATAGTTATCAATTTAAAAGTCAGGATCATCTATACAATTTGTGGTATGCAAAATCACACATTTTAGAATCTCACAAAGTTATTTTAGTTGAAAGTCCAGGCAATGTATGGAAACTAGAAGAAAATGGTATCCATAATTCTGTAGCATTGTTTGGATCTAATTTGAGCGATAAACAAAAAATACTATTGGATGGTTCTGGTGCTATGACTATAATAGTAATTATGGATAGTGATGAGGCTGGAGATAAAGCATCAGAAATGATAAACTCTAAATGTAGAAATACATATAATATCACTAATATAAAAATCTCTAAGCCAGACATATCTGAAATGACAGCGGAAGAAATATCAAAAGAAATTAAGGTTTATTTATGACAAAAATTATAGCATTTGCTGGCAGAAAACAATCAGGTAAAACTACCTGTTCTAATTGCGTTATTGACTTCTGGTATAATGTTGTTGACAAAGAAAAAAAGACAAATGCCAAAATATACAATTTTGCCGATCTGTTAAAAAAGAATGTTTGCATGGATATTTTTGGTATGACATATGATCAGTGTTACGGTTCTGATGATGATAAAAACACAATAACTCATTTACAATGGGAAGATAAGCCATTGTCAGCACGAGAAGTTATGCAATTTGTTGGAACAGATATCTTTCGTAAGATGGATAAAAACGTATGGGCCAATGCGACCATAAATCAAATAGAGAAAGAATCTCCTGAATTAGCGGTTATTGCTGATTGTAGATTTCCTAATGAGGTCGAGGCTGTTAAAAAAGCTGGCGGTATTGTCATAAAATTAACTAGAAATCCATTTAATTCTGATCATACTAGCGAAGTCGCGTTAGATTCTAGCGTATACAGTTCAACTAATTTTGATATTGTAATTACTAACCATTTAATGGATATTGATCAGCAAAACTATGCCGTAGTTAAATTCTTAAATAAAAAAGGAATGTTCACATTATAACAACATATTTTAGAAGTAGCTCATTCAATACTCACAATATGTGTGAGCAACAATATTTTATTGAGTATGTTCTTGGATGGAGAGGTCCATCAAACAAGAAAGCCGACAAAGGCACAATAACACATAAAGTATTAGAAATTTTAGCATTAATCAAGAAGCACGAACAATTATCTGTACCACATTTTATTGATGATGTTGTTGGTGATGTTGATATTAATAATTATGATCTAGATAAAATAATAGATAAAGTTTACTCTTTTTATACATCTCAATTTACACACCATGATTGGACAAAAAAAGATTTTGAGGACTGTAAAGCTTGGTCATATAAAGCCATTAATCTTAATAATGGAATGTTTGATCCTAGAAATCGTAATATAGTTAATTCTGAACAACACTTTGACTTTATTATTGATAAGCCTTGGGCGGAATATGACTTTGATACGCCAGACGGAAAACTATCTGGAAAATTAGGCATAAAAGGAACTATTGACTTGATCACTGATGTCGGCGATAATACTCTGGAAATCGTCGATTGGAAAACTGGCAAACGCCTTGATTGGGCGTCAGGACAAGAAAAAACACACGCTAAATTACAAAACGATCCTCAATTAATGATATATCATTATGCTGTTAGCAGATTATTTCCAGATTATGAATATGTTATTGTCACAATATATTTTATTAATGATGGCGGTCCTTTCTCTATAGTATTTGATAAAAGTAGTTTATCTAAAACAGAAGAAATGTTAAGACAAAAATTTGATATAATCAAAAAGACCAAAAAACCTAGATTAAATAAAACATGGATGTGCAACAAATTATGTCATTTTGGAAAAACATCTTTTGATAGTTCTTCAAATATATTGCCTATACTAGAGTACAGAGATGGTCAGGCATGTGCTCAAGGATCTCCAATGACAAAATGTGAACAAATTAAACACGATATTGAAATTAAAGGTATGAATCAAGTTTTAAATGAATATAAAAATCCTAAACATTCTTTTGGAAAATATAAGGCCCCAGGTTCAGCAGAATGAAAAATTATAATCCTTTGCATTGTCATTCGATGTTTTCTTTACTGGATGGTCTTTCTAAGCCATCTCAGATAGCAGAGCGATGTTTGGAAATAGGTGCTAATGCGTGTGCGTTAACCGATCATGGTAATATCGCTGGTGCTATTAAATTTCATAAACAAATGATGAAAAATAATATCAAGCCCATACTAGGGTGTGAAATTTATATTTGTCATAATGACGCAACCATACAGTCAAAAGAAAATAAAGACTTGAGCCATTTTATTGTTTTAGCAAAAAACCTTGAGGGGTGGAAGAAGTTAATTAATCTGGTATCAGAATCCAATAAGCCAGAATTATTTTATCACAAACCAAGAGTTGATCTTGATATATTGTCTAGATTCATTGATGGTAATATGATAGGATTTTGTGGTCATCTTGGATCTTTATTAGCAGACAAACTTATAGAGGATGATCATATCATTAAAGATTGGAAGTCTATTGGTACCGAGACTGTAGAAAAACTAAAAAACATATTTGGTAAAGATAACTTTTTTCTAGAAGCTCAGTTAATGGATAAAATTAATACTCCATTACAAGTAGAACTAACCGATGTTATTAGAGAACTGGGCAAATTAACATCTACAAAAGTAATATGTACTCCAGATGCACATTACACAAGAAAAGAGGACGCTTCTGATCAGAGGATTTTGCTCTGTAACAATCTCAAAACAACATTACCAGAAATTAGTAAAAAGATAAGTACAGGACAGGATGTTCCATTAGATTGCTTTTTCCTGTCTGATAATTTCCATATCTTATCACAAGAAGAAATTAATTCTCTACACACAGAAGAAGAAATAGAAAATACACAATTAGTTTCTGAGATGTGTGAATTTTATGATATTACTAGCCGTCCAAACTTACCTCCGTTTGATTGTGGATCCAATCCTGATGAATTCCTTAGAGAATTGTGTCGTAATGGATGGAGAGATAAAATAGCAAATTATATACCAAAAGATAATCAACAAATCTATATTGATAGAATAAAATATGAACTAGATATCCTTCAGGGTGCTGGATTAAGTAGTTATTTCTTGATTGTGCAAGATATTGTTAATCATGTTAGGTCACAAAAGTGGCTTCCTGGGCCAGGGCGAGGTAGTGCTGCTGGATGCTTGGTATCTTATCTAATTGGAATTACTAATATAGATCCAATAAGATATAATCTCTTATTTGATAGGTTTTATAATTCTGGTAGAAATACAGCGGACAGAGTTAGTATGCCAGATATTGATGTTGACGTACCTATCGAGAAAAGAGAAGAGATAATATCGTATATCAAAAATAAGTATGGAGAAGCTCAGGTATCTCAAATGGTAACATTTAATACTATCAAGGGTAGAGGTGCAATTAAGGATGTTCTAAGGGCGTATGGTAATATTAGTTTTGATGAAATGAACAATATTACTAAAAATATACCTGACGAAGCAAAAATTGCTGACGAGTTACAAGAAATGAAAGACGAATCTGGAGAAGCTTCTATTATACGTTGGGCCTTAGAAAACCAATCAGAAAAATTAAAAGAATGGTGTTTCATAGGAGAAAATGGTCAACTGGAAGGACCGCTTGCCAAACGATTTGAACAGGCTATTAGATTAGAGGGTACCAAAGTAAATCAGTCAAAACACGCTGCTGGAGTGGCTATCGCTAGTCAAAACTTGTCTACTTTGTGTCCTATAGTATACGATTCAAAAACTAAAAGTAAAATTGCTGGCATGGAAATGGAAGATTTAGAAAGCATCGGAGTTGTCAAATTTGATATCTTGGGTGTTGCCATGTTAGATAAAATTATGTACATTTCTGATTTTCTACAAAAGGAGGGAGTAAAATGAAATTTCACGAATTAGCGGTTGGAGAAAAATTTAAGTTTAATAATCAAGAGTATGTTAAGATACCAGAAATTAAACTAAGTTGCTGCAAAATCAAAGAGAACGCTCAGGTTGTGGCAAATTCAGCCAAGGCTGTTATCAAACCAATGGAGGAAGTTGAGAAGGTTGTTACTCAATAATTATGTTAACAAAAAAGATTTGCGTTTTTGATTTTGAAACTGACGGATCAGATCCTATAACTTGTAGTCCTGTGCAGTTGGCGGCAGTAATGATAGATCCAATTAAATTGGAAATTATTGAAGATTCCGAATTCAATGTTAATTGTAAGCCGGAATTATTAGAAAAAGATATTAACTATGAATATCAAACAGATATTATAGATTTTCATGCCAGAGTAAAAGGCTGCTCAAAAGAGGCTATCTATAATGAATGGAGACAGTACCCATCTCAAGAAATAGCTTGGAATTCTTTTATCAGTTATTTAGATAAATACCATTGTGGCAATAGAAAAAAGAAAAGTATGTTTTCTGCCCCAATAGCTGCTGGTTATAATATCAATAGATTTGATATGAAAATCATCAATAGACTATGTACAAAATATAAGAATATCGACACCAAAGAAAATACAGCAAATATTTTTTATCCAAGAGATGTGGTGGATATCATGAATTTGATTTTTTATTGGTTTGAAAGTTTAGAACTTAAGAGTTATTCATTGGATACAATAAGGGATTATCTTGGTATAAGTAAAGATGGTGCTCATGATGCGTTGAAAGACGTTAAAGATTGTGCTAAGATTTTAATTAGATTTTTAAGACTACACAGAAATTTGTCAAATAAGATAAAGTTTAAAGGATCATTTTTGCATGAAAGTCAACTTTGATTGTGGCTGTTCTTTTGATTTGGTAGACCAACAAGATCAACAAAGTCGTATCTTATATGATACCAATAAAATAAGTTTTGATTGTCAGGCCACATGGCATTTATTGTCAGAAGGAAATACTAAAGGAGTATTCCAACTAGAGTCTAGGCTTGGACAAAGTATGTCCAAAAAATTAAAGCCAGAGAATATAGAGCAGTTAGCCGCACTAATTAGTATCATGAGGCCAGGATGTCTTGAAGCGATTAGAGACGGAAAAAGCGTTAGTAATCATTTTATAGACAAAAAGAACGGTAAAGAATCTGTTGATTATTTTAATGTTTGTCTAGAACCTATTCTCAAAAATACTTACGGAGAAATGGTTTATCAAGAACAGGCTATGGAAATAGCAAAAGAAATAGCTGGTTTTAATTTACAAGATGCTGATATGTTAAGAAAGGCTATCGGCAAAAAGAAACCCGAAGAAATGGCAAAGGTCAAAACAAAATTTATTGATGGTTGTAATTCACTAAAAAAAGTCTCCAATTCTGAGGCTGAACAAATCTTTAGTTGGATTGAGAAAAGTCAGAGATACTCTTTCAATAAAAGTCATGCTGTAAGCTATGCTATCAATGCGTATATGTCTGCGTATTCTAAGGCACATTTTCCATTAGTGTTTTTCTTATCATATTTAAGGTTAGCTAAAGATAAGATTAAGCCACAGGAAGAAATATTAGAATTAATTATT